TAACCAATAATTTATATACATTTGGCTCTGAGTGGATGTTACAAGATTATACTGAATATATAGGGCTGTATCATACATATACAACCGGTGAAGTATATACAGAACCTAAATGGGATAGAAAAACATCAAAAAAGTTAATTAAATTTGTACAAATAAATAATAATACATTTGTATATAATATATTAAAACCAAATATAAAAACAGAGTATAATTCAATACAGCCAGACTATCCAGTAATTGGTACAAAAGAAAGAAAGTCTGGAACAATAACACGATATTTTATTAAACGTGTAAATAGTAATAATATTATAGAAATTGATGAAAAACAATTTAAAGATTTTAATTCTAAAAAAATAGATCCAAATGTAAATATAGTTACTAACTTACAATGGGCTATATCTGGGAATATTGAAGACGAATTCCATGGAAATATATTTATTCCTGGAGTTATAACTAAAAATCAAAAAGCAATAGCAAAATCAACAATTCCAGGCATATCTGCCAAATTAACCAATCTATTAGAATTTTACGCAGATACAGAATTTATAGTTCCCCCTGACATTAATTCAAAATAATTCTTGGATTTCTGAAAATTATTAATTATTATAGTATTGTATGATAGTTGATGATATTCAAGAACTAGATGTAATATTCGATTACATGAAAGATAAAACGGTGCTCGTAGTACCCATTCTTTCCGACCATAAATTACACCCAATCATAAATAATATATCGTGTATATACATATATACAGAAGACGGCGTAGAGCGCATCATTCCTATGCAACATACCGAACAAATACGGGGCTTTAAAGACCAGTTAATCCGCTTTCTCAACTTAGAATCTATCTTTGTCCATGACAAAAAGGTATGGTTACAACTGGGCGGTAATGATGCCGTATACGATGTCAAATCTTTGTGGTGGTACACGTATAATGAGGCATATGATGAGAATTATTATTATACAAGTGCACATCATTTTTATTGGAGAAGACATACCAATTTAAACCATATTAATGCAGTAGTTCCACTAATGCAACATCTAGAAATGTGCCAGAAAATTCGCAAGTATGCTTGGCCAATGATTATCAATTCAAAATTAACTACATCATACAATCAATTTAATTCTATATATCCAAAACTTTTTGCTGAAATTGAATCTAACGGGATGCAGGTTACTGGGTCGTTCAAAATGAATGATTTAATAACGGATGGTCGAGTTTATTCTCAATATCACTATCATACAACAACAGGGAGGCCATCCAATGCATTCCGAGGATTCAACTTTGCAGCAATGAATAAAGAAGATGGCACAAGAGATTCATTTTGTAGCAGATTTGAAAATGGTGCATTAATTGAAATGGATTTTGATGCTTATCATATTAGACTGATAGCTAGGTTAATTGGATATGATTTACCACCCACATCAGTTCACCGATATTTTGGTAAGCAATATTTTGGGAAAGAAGAATTGACAGATGAAGAATATGAAAAAAGTAAACAAATAACATTTAGATTGTTATATGGAGGAATTGATAAAGAATTTTTGAGTATTCCATTTTTCGGAGAAGTAAATAAATATATAAGTGAACTTTGGGCTGATTGGAAAAAACAAGGAGTTATATATACTCCCGTTGAAAGAAGACCTATTAATTCAAGCACATTTCCAGATATGACAAAAAATAAATTGTTTAATTATTATTTACAAGCATTGGAAACTGAGTTTTCGGTTAGAAGAATGATGCAAGTACAAACCACATTAAAAGATTATAAAACCAAATTAATATTATATACTTATGACTCATTATTATTTGATGTTCCGGTTACCGAGGCAAAAGAAGTATTAATTAAGGTTAAAAACATTCTCCAAGGCGGAGATTTTCCGGTTAAATGTAAAGTCGGAAATATTTATAGTAAAATGAATAATATATCGTTATGAATAAAGTAAACGAAATTTTAACAGAGTGGACATATCAGTTAGAATCAGGATACCCAAAAAAAGATGAAGATTATATAGTGTTGCAAAATATATTGCAAGAATCCACTGATTTTGATCAATCCAAAATACACCAAATAGTTGATAGAGCTAGAGGGTTACAGGAGGAAGAAGTACCAGACATACCTGTAGATAAAACAGCGTTAGATAATGGAGATATTAGTAATAAGGAATTACAAATTCTTATAAATGCATTTACTAATATCTCCAACCAATATGCTAGATATTTAAAAATATTTAGTCTATTTGATCCAAATTCATTAGGTACGATTTCAGAAGTATTATTAACAAAATTATTAAATGCACAAAATAATGTTGTAGCTACACATACCGGAGGCTCACAAACATTAGAGGATTTAACAGTTGATACTAAAAAAATTAGTTTAAAAACATCAGAAAAAAAACAGGCAATTAGTTTAGGAAGTGATGTTAATAATATACCCGATAAATATATAAAAGATGTATTATATTATTTAAATGCTCTAGAAGCTGATCCTAACCAAAATTTTGAAACAAAAACAGTAAGAGATTTGATAAATGATGATCCTGCGGATACGGACAAAATAAAACGAGCTAAACAAGCAATTAAACAAAGAATCGAGTCAATTATAAACAAATTAGTAGGAAAAAACAATGATCATTTTTTTGTGTGGGTTGAAAAAGTAAAAGCTAAGGGATCTGGAAACCCGATAACAGCAATTAACATTCATACTCGTAAATATGATAGAGAAGAACTTAAAACGGCATTTTACAATGGATATCCAAGAACATCAGACACAGCTTGGGGTATATTTAAGAACTCAAATAAAACAGGTGCATTAGTATATTCTGATAAATCTGGTAAATATTTAAACATTACGCCATCTGCTGTTGCTGAGTTAACTTCTAAAAACGATAAACCTATACATATTCCATTAGGCGTAGAATTAGAAAATAACGAAATATCTCCAGAAGAATTAGTATCAACCGAAGTTTTAAAAGTATTAGATTCATTATCTAAAAAATTGTTTGGAAAGTAAACAGTGAAAACACAACTTCTTTGCACCTTCGCTCATAGAAATAATTTAGATATAGTAACAGAATATATCAAACAAAATTTTACAATACCAGAGCATAGAATATTTGTATTTGCAAATAATGAAATAAGAAGTGAATTGTATTGTACATTTAATGCCGAGGATAATGGATTTCGAGGAAAAAACACAATAAGTATACACCGAAAGAAAGAGACAAATACACTTTATACGGTTAATGCTTTAAACGAAGTAATAATGAATTTAAACAATGGAATACTAGATAAAAGTATGTTATTACCTTGGGAGAATTTTGAAAATTCATTCTTGCTAACTAACGAGGATGGATATAAGCGAGTTGAATTGATATTTGTAAAAAGAATTAGTTTTTAAGTTATATTTATATTATATAATGGAGTAAAAAAAAATGAAAAGAAAAAATATATTAGCAGAAAATATGAGACGGTTCAATACTAAGAATTTAAAAGAGTATGAAAAGAAACATGGACCAAACCAAAACCCAGATAGACATAAAGTCAACATTGACGATATTGATGCACACTCAATTGAATTTGAAGATATCGACACACGAGATTATCCAGATTTCGTAGATTCGTATATATCATATGCAGAATTCGAAGATGGCACACCATTAAATGATGATCAAATGGATTGGGTAATGGATAATGCTGGAGATTGGGTATACGATCGACTTCAGGACTATTTACATTAAAGATAAAATAAAATTATGGCATATCTTAGAGCAAATTTTCAAGACCCATATGGGACAACTAATGACAACGCTTACACTCACATCCAAAGTTACAAAGTAGATGTATTAAGTAAAATTGCTAAAATAACTCTTGTTACTTATGTTTCCCAAGAAGCAAAGGAAAATGGATTCAAACCAATTTCAACTGAAGTACAAAAAATCACAGGTGCAGAATATGAAACAATGTTTGGTGATGAAAGTACTGTTATGGAGGGTCCGGGACAAATGGAACAACCCTTGCAATCCCACACACTTAGTAAATTCTATACATCATTAAATGAAATGGATAGTTGGAGTGGGGATGATATTACAAACCTTTATGAAGATGAATGGATAAATCCTGAGGAATCCGATTGGGTAGATTATAACCTTATAGCAATAATGTTGTTATCAGCTTACTCGGAGGAAAATCTAGATGCTATAACAGAAATATTAGATGATCATTTTCCTTCATCGGGGGAAGAAGAACAAACCCTAGCAGTTCGTTTAACCGCACATAAATGGATATTATTTGATTCTATTAGAGTGAATGATGACGAGGGTTTATATTCTGATGGTTTAATTACCCATATAGAGAGTTTAATAATAGAGAACGAAGGTGAAGGAGAAGGCGAAGGTGAAGGAGAAGGCGAAGGTGAAGGAGAAGGAGAAGTTATTGAAATATTAGATCCAATTCCAGATGCTAAAGACGCTACAACATTTGTTATTGATGGAGAAGAACTTATTACAGTAACAACAACAATGGTTGATACTTTTGGCGATGGATGGAACGGTGATGTACAAGCTAAAGTCACAAATATTGTAACTGGTGAGGTATATGGTATTTTTATGGGACCAGAAGAGGGTTCAAATTCACAAGAAGTAAATTTAATACTTCCTCCTGGAACGTATGGAGTTTATATGGATGGAGAGAATTACTCATGGACTGAAGAAAATTCAATGACAATTACTATTAGTGATATAACAGTGTTTGAAATTGGTTTAGGAACATTCCCTACCGAACCTGGTGATTGGGTTTCTCCTTTTGTTGAGATACTTGGTTGTACAGATGATAAGGCCATAAACTATAACCCCGAGGCAAATGTGGATGATGGTACTTGTGTATATGAAGATGAAGGAGATGGCGACGGAGAAGGTGAAGGTGAAGGTGAAGGCGAAGGTGAAGGTGAAGGAGAACCAATACTTGGTTGTACAGATCCTACTGCAATAAATTATAATCCAGAAGCAACGATAGAGGATGGTAGTTGTCAATATGAAGGAGAAGGTGAAGGATAGCAGAAAATATGAGAAAAAAAATGAAAAAAAATATACTAGCAGAAAATATGCGGAGATTCAAAACTAAGAATTTGAATGAAATTGGAAATTTTCACGACCCCCGAATGTCAAGTGGAAACTTTGACCATTTAACTCCTAATCCAAAATGGGATATAAATGTAAATTATGTACAAATAGACACAAATTTTCATGATGTAACTATGCAAAAACAAGGAACATTAGATAGTCATTTTTTGGAAGAAGTATTAGGAGATCTTGAAGCATACCTTGAAGATCAAAATATTACAGGTGACGATGGCCACCCTTCATTTGATATAACTAGATTTGTATCTGACATAAAACTTGATTGTGAAATTAAAATGGGTAAAGATGAAATAGATTTAACTATCGAATTAGATCCAGATGGAAGCATTAAATATGTCAACATAGGTGATGAGCCATTAGCAGAAAAATATGGAATCACCGATGAGTCAGTTATGAAGCACTTAGAAGCAAAAGGAATATAATGAAATTAAAATCACTATTAAACGAAAAATATTTAGGCTTTGGAAATCAAGGCAAAAAACCTATCGTCCAGGAAGATCAACAAATAGACGATGCTGTTAAACAAATAGTAAATAAATTAATTAGCATTAATATAATAAACCCAGCTGATAGAAGAAGAGCAGAGCAAGCATTAGATATAGAATTAAGTGGAATTAGATTTGGTGGAGGATTAGAAGATACAAAATTTGATAGCACCGGTATAGAAGATAAAATCAACCCAGGAAATACTGAAGATGATCAAGCTAAAAAAGACGATTATGAGTGGAGAATGCAGAACTTTTAAAATAATTAACGAATAACTTTGAATTAACGAATTAATTACATATATTATAATTAATAACTAAACAATATAAACAATTAACTAATAAAGGAGTAAAAAATGAGTTTAGATTTAGACGCCATAAAGGCAAAACTTACACAATTAAACAAGACAGACGACAGAAGAAATAATCTTTGGAAACCCGAACCAGGTAAACAAACGATTCGAATTGTACCTTATGTACATCGCAAAGAAAACCCGTTCCTAGAAATGTATTTTCATTATGATATCGCAAAGCGTAGTATGCTTTCGCCTATCACATTTGGCAATGCAGATCCTGTAGTAGAATTTGCTGAAAAGCTTAAGAAAACAGGTGATAAAGACGAATGGATAATGGGTAGAAAAATCGAGCCAAAGATGAGAACTTATGTTCCTGTTATTGTTAGAGGTAAAGAATCTGACGGAGTTAAATTTTGGGGGTTTGGAAAAACCGTATACTCAGAATTGCTTTCAATAATTTCAGACCCAGACTACGGTGATATTACCGACCTAATGAATGGTAGAGATATTACAGTAGAATTTACACCAGCAGAAGGCACTGAGAGGTTTCCAAAAACTTCAATCAGAGTCAAGCCAAATACTTCGGCAGCAACTGAAGATAAAGGCGTAGCTGAAAAAGTCATGAATCAAATAAAGATTACAGACTTATTTCCCGAGCCAACTTATGAAGAACTAGAACAGGCACTAGCAGATTGGATGAATCCAGAAAATG